CATTATACCATAAATAGTACACAGCTTGCTAATCCTTTGAAACCAGTGGACTTATAGCGTGTTAAGCAAAAGTGAATACGAGATTGAATACGACTTTGCTTTTAGCTGGAGCGGATGAAATCCATGAACCGGTCAACGACTTCAACACGTTGATTATCATTGATGTGGGTATACATATCAAGGGTGATTTGAACATTATTGTGACCGAGTCTATCTGAAATGATTTTTGCTGTAACACCAGCTTCAAACAGAAGAGAAGCATGTGTATGCCTAAATCCGTGAGGTGAAATTTTTTTAAGTTCTTTGTGTTTACAAAAGAATCTGCTAAGCTTCACTTTCATAGTTGCGGCTAAAAGCCATCCCCCTATGTCATTCGTAAAAATATAATTCAAATCATGTTTGTAAGGCACACCAGCCTGGAAATATTCTTTTATTTGCTGTCGTTTCCAGAGTTTCAAAATATTCAGAGTTTCATCATCTAAGGTGATAACCCTCTTACTCCTTTTGGTTTTAGGGTCCTGAACAGTTTGTTTTTTGCCAATCACGACAGCCGTGCGAGAAATGCTTAACCGTTTATTTTCAAAGTCAACATCTGACCACATGAGGCCGATAGCTTCTCCAGTTCTCAAGCCAGAAAAAGCGAGTAAGTGGAAAAAAGTGTAGTCTACAGGTTTAAAATTTGCTTTGGAAACTTTAAGGAATTCGGTTAGTTCTTGCTTTGTATAGTAGTTTTCTTTGCCCTTTAAGGGTTTATTTTTAGGCTTGATAATCTTGTCTAAGGGATTTGACTTAATGATGTCAAGAGAAGTGGCATACTTGAAAATACGGCTAATAACAGAGTAGTAATTGGAATAGAGGACATAGCGATTGCTTAACTTTATAGCAACCTTCTGACAATAAGCGACATTGATCTGCTGAATCTTCATATCTGTAAAATATGAGTCAATCATAACATTAAGTTTCTTCTTAGTGTTCTGATAAGTTGTTGGTTTTACAGTGCTCTTGTAGCTTTCAAGCCATAACTCAGCGACTTCAGCGAAAGTAGGATTCTGGAAATCCTCATTGTTTGAAAAACCATTTTCTTCTACATCTAAGAGAAGGTCACGTTCGGCAGTCTTTGCCTCTTTTATAGTTTTAAAACCACGTCTTGTTGTGCGTTTTTCTTTTCCAGTAGCAGGGTCTATGCCCAGGTAAGTTTGAAAGAGGTATCTAGTCTCTCCTTTTTTTGTAATGTATTTTTTTATCATAAAATGTCCTTTCTTTTCGATTGCTTGCCCGCATAGTTGAAAAGGTGTAGAACTTATGATAAACTATAGTTGTATTTTTTTATCATCCTTTCGATTGCTTGTCACATGGAAGGTTGAAACCTCACACTCAAAGATGGCGGTCGGAGAGTGTGGGGATTTTTTTATTCATTTAATTTTTCAATAGCTTTCAGGGCCTGCTCTTCAGTAAACTGAGCATCTTTATCTGTCAAACTTTTAAGTATTTCTTGGTCAGTCTTACCTGCACTTCTTTCTTCTTTTGCAATATCGAGCGCTTCATCAACCCAAACATCACCAACATTCTCAACAGCATATTGAGCAGCTTTCTTTGAATATTTGTGACTCGCACTTTCTGTTAAATACCAAAGAAGTGTTTTTTCAGAAAATGACGCTTTACTTTCGACAAGTTCTTGAGCTGTTTTAAGTGCATTTGTTTTTTCTTCGTCAATTTTGCTGGAAGATTGTTTTGTAAGACTATTCGATACACCAATTGCTAAGATAATGACCAATATCCAAAACCAGACTTTTTTATAAAAAGGCTTTGAATTAGAACTTTTTTCCTTTTTCATAACATCTCCTTAAACTATATTTGCTAAATTATAATATTTCTCTTTTACCATGATTTCATTTGTCATGGTTTTTAGATTGTAGTAAGACATGAATTTTAAGTAATCAAACTCTGTAGGGACGTCAAGGCTCTTCAGCGCGTCTTTATAGAGTCTTTTGTTATTCGGATTTTTTTGATAAGTGTTGTTGAATAATTAAGGCTACATTGGCTTTTTCTTCTTCGGTCATAGGAGGTTCGTTTGGATCGTCTACTGAAAATTCGATAGCATGCCAATCGTCATTGACTCTAATCCACTCTCTACGTCTATGACATTGACAATCTAGGTTGTGTTTAATCACTTCCATTGGTCTGCTTTCACTACTCATATTATCCCTCTCTATACAAATCCACGACTTCACCGATAATTCGGAAGTCTGTCTCTGGTGTGATTGGCATATCCTTGTACGCTGGGTTTAAGCTATGTAGGTAGGCTTGGTCTTCATCAATGACAAGCTGCTTGATATAAGCATCCCCGTCATAGTTGAATACTCCGATGACGCCATCATTCAAGTCCACGCTAGTCTGAATGAATACCAGGTCGCCGTCGTGATAGTCGGGTTCCATAGAGTCCCCTTTGATTGGAATGACGAAGTCGGCATCGATATCTACTGGCAACTCAATCCGCTCTACTCGTACATCGTTCAAATACTGGCCTGTACCTGCAGAAGCTGGGTGGTCGTAGTAGTCGTAACTGTAGAGCTGAATAGCTTCTGATACTTCGTTTTCCTGCTCGTTCAGTTGCATCTTTGCATAATTCAGGACTTTTACTTGTCTTGGAGGGTTTAGTTCATCGTAGATTGACTGGATTTGGGAAACATTAGAAGAGGAGTCGTTTTGAATTGGAGGGAAAAGGTCGTCAATCGAAATGTTAAAAGCATTTGCTAAGTCAAACATTGTATCCTTTTTAGGCGATCTAAAACCTTTCTCATAATTACCGATAGCATTTTTACTTATCCCTATCTTAGCCCCTAATTCTTGTTGAGTCCAACCATTTTGAAGCCTATATCGCTTTATATTTTCGCCTATTACAATGGCAATTTCTTCTTTATTCATGATGGAATCCTTTTTATTTTTCTATAAGTAAAGTATAACACAAAACCCACGAAAAGAAAACTTTTTTTTACTTTTTCGCAAAAAAAGTATTGACAAGCCCACGAAACGTGTGCTATAATTAAATCAAGCTTAAGGAAATAACAAAAACACACCGGAGGGAAACACCATGAACACAGGACTTACAACACAAAAACAAATCGCACTAGCAAAAGAAATCTTACAAGTTAAGAATCGCAGAGAACGCTCATTGAAACTTGGAGAAATCCTAGATCGTGAAAAGCTATCATCAGATGATATGTACGAATTGTATAACACACTATTGACAGCAATCAGAGTTTACGGTGACGTCATCGGATTTGATGACAAGGACTTTCAAGAAATGGCTCTTACAATCTTGGTTCTTGAAAATGTTGAAGAAGTGAAAGAAACTAGGGTAGCGTAGAGGGGCGCGATTCCCCTCCTAGTTATTGCTCATAGAGCGAAAAAAGAGAAAGGAGTAGAAAAATGAGACCAAGACGATATCCGTATAGCGGGAAAAGAAAAAGCCTTGAAAGAGAACCTGTAAACAGCGTTGACATCAAGGCAGGTACTATTAAGTTAGATAGTTCAAGTATAACCTTTAGTAGCAGTAAGATTACTATTAAAGGTCAGTCCATTACTAGTGTGTAAGTTCCGTCTGGGCTGATGCATTGGAAATCAGCTTGGATGAATTTAGATAAGGAGGTAGGAACGTGCAAATTTATTTGTATCAACTAAGAAAAGAAAAAGGTATTACACAGAAAGAATTAGCTCAAAAGCTTGGAATTTCTGAAACAGCATATCGTCAGAAAGAGAAGGGACAACGTGCTTTTAAATCAGATGAAATGTTTATCATCGCCGATATTCTAGGAAAAGATATTGGCGAAATTTTTTCCGATTCAAGAACACGAAACGTGGTTATTTAAAACCTAAAAAAGCACCTGACGGAAATCAGGCGCATACTTAAATAATTAAAACCATTATATCACAAAAATGCTTGCCCGCATAGTTGAGAGGATGAAAAAAATGGAAGGTATAACGTTACAATTACGATTGGATGGCGAAAGTGCTGAATTGTTCACGAATCAATTATTGGCTTTTGCTGAAAAGCAGGTCAAGGAACAGTTAGAGAATGATCGCATGCCAATCAATCAACAAACTTTGATGAAGAAGTTCGGCTTTACGCACGGATATGTGAAGCAGTTAGAACGTAAAGGATTAAGATTTCGTAAGCAGGGGAAAGATACTATGTACGATGTCAATGATGTTTATGAGATTTTGGAATTAGAAAAACAAGTACGGAAATTAAGAGCGTAAGGAGAACAAAATGACAGAACCAACTGTATCAAGCCAATTGCTTGGCTTACTAGTTATTTTTATCGGGTTCTTTATCCTGATGATATTTACAGCTAAAAATGAAAAATCGGATGAGCAAAATGTAGTGATCATCATCGAAGAAACTGAGGATTTTAGAGAAGTTGCCCGAAGAAACTTGAAAAATAGTGATAGGAAATCCACCTATGATACCCAGCCACCTACAGGACTGGCTTCATCGCTTGAGGATGTACCACAAGTTTTTAGAGCATGCATCGAAGATTATGACAGACTGGCTCAGGACTACCTGGAAGAAGCAGGTAATAATGATTTTCTAAGAAAGCAAAATACAGGCCTCTTAGAAGAAAATGGGCGTTTGCTTTATCAGGAAATGACTATGAATTTCCGTCAGAATCCAAGAAAATGGAGGGCAAAGACATGAGTGTTAGTCGTGAAATGAGTGAGATGGAAATCCGTGTGTTAAACATGATCATGAATTGCGCGACTTTCGACCTGCCCATTCAAGCGAGTGAAATTCGTATCGAAACCGGACTTTCAAAACGTAAGTTAGAAGAAGTCATTGAAAGTCTTCGAGTTAATTTTAGACATCCAATTGTGGCTAAGAAGACGAAACCAAATGGATACTACTTGCCACAAAGTGAGGAAGAGCGACAAGCTGGTCTGGCTCCTTACCGTAGACAAATCTTAACCGAGCAGAAGAACCTTGCTGCTGTCATGAATATTGACTTAGAAAGCTACTGGAGGAAGAGTGTATGAGTGAAGATTTTAGAATACTACCTCATGATCTAGTTGCAGAGCAGTCGGTTCTGGGTGCTGTCTTTATCTCACCGGAAACGATGATATCACTTGCAGACGAATTGGTCCCTGAGGATTTTTACAAACCTGCAAACAAGATTGTATTTAAGACCATGTTGTCATTACTTGAAAAAGGTGAGCCAATCGATGCTACGACAATGGTTTCTGCTCTTACCAATCAAGGTGACATCTCAAATATCGGTGGTATAAACTACGTTGTCGAGTTGGTAAATTCAACACCAACTTCAAAAAATGTGGAGCACTACGCAAAATTAGTAAAAGAGAAGGCAACTCTTCGGAAAGTCATCGCTGACTTGTCTGATTCATTATCTAGTGCCTACCAAGGTGACGTATCGATTGGTGACATCATTGCTAAAACTGAAAAATCCTTACTCAATATCAGTAATCAGAATGCAGGGACAGGATTTCGTAATGTGGCTGATATCCTTGATACACATATGCAGATAGTCGAGACTCGCTCGCAGACAGATGGATTCGTGACTGGTCTGTCTACTGGCTTTGTCGGATTGGATAAGATTACAACAGGCCTTCATGAAGGGAATCTTATCATCCTTGCTGCTCGTCCTGCTATGGGTAAGACGGCACTAGCCTTGAACATCGCAAAGCATGTGGCTACGATGGAAAGAAAGCCTGCTGTCATTTTCTCTCTTGAAATGGGAGCAGAGGAATTGATTGAACGAATGGTGGCATCTGAGGGCATGATTCCAGGTTATCATTTGAAGACCGGGAATCTTAGTACCGATGAGTGGAAAAGACTTGTACATGCACAAAGCAATCTCTATGATGCTCCTATCTTCGTAGATGATACAGCAGGTATTCGTATTTCAGAAATTCGTTCAAAAGCTCGAAAGCTTTCTCAAGAAATGGGCGGTCTGGGCATTATCATCATTGACTACTTGCAGTTGATTACTGGTTCAAAGAGGGAGAATCGTCAGCAGATTGTTTCTGAAATTTCAAGGGAATTGAAGATACTAGCAAAGGATTTGAGGGTTCCTGTCATAGCCTTATCGCAGTTGAGTCGGTCGGTTGAGCAGAGACAGGACAAGCGTCCAATGTTATCAGATTTGCGAGAATCTGGTTCGATTGAGCAAGATGCAGACATTGTAGCTTTCTTGTATCGTGATGCCTACTACCAAAAGGAACATGCAGACAGTCAAGAAGCGAATAATGTGACCGAGCTGATCCTGGAAAAGAATCGGCATGGTAGCCTAGGAACAGTGAAGTTGTATTTTCACAAAGAATACACAAAATTTTCAAGTGTGGAGGGGTAGAAATGATTAAAAAAAGTGAAGTCACTGGTTTCTTATCGTTTTTCAAATTTCCAAAGCCATTCATTTATGATGAGAAATACAAGTCATTAAGCAATCATGCAAAACTCTTGTATATGCTTTTATTTGGGAGGTTAGAGCTTTCAATAAAAAATGGCTGGCATGACAGAGATGGGAATGTATTTCAATACTATACAAATGAGCAACTTATGGTTGATTTGAATAGTAGCGAAAAGACGATTATCAAATTCAAAAAAGAATTGAAGGATGTTGGACTGTTAAAAGAAGTTAGACAAGGGAATAACCTACCTAACAGAATCTATATAAGTGCTGTTGACGGTACTGTAAATAGTACAGTATCGGAACTGGAAATTTTACAGTCTGGAACTGTAAATAGTACAGTATCGGAACTGGAAATTTTACAGACAAACAAGACTAATAATAACGAAATAGATAATAACAATAATAAATTGTTGATTTGTAAAGAAGTTATTTCTTATCTCAATTTGAAAGCTAAGAAGAATTTTAAGGTTGACACTGCTAGTCATCAAAAATTTATCAAGGCAAGGCTAAAAGAGGGTTATGTCCTTGAAGATTTTAAAAAGGTTGTGGACATCATGGTCGCTAAGTGGAAAGGTACAGAGTATGAACAGTATCTTCAACCACAAACACTTTTTGGTAATAAGATGGACAATTATCTAAACCAACCTATGCCACGAAAAGTTCACTCATTTCAATCAGCAGTTGATGAAAGGCTAGGATTTTAGATGAAACAGTTTAAACAATTTAGAACTAGAACAGTTCTTGATGATGTCTGTGAAATCCATGGATGCCATCTTTGGTCTGTTAAGATTCCTATCAAGGGCAAGGTTGAGGAAATCAGCCAATGTCCTGAATGCGAGAAGGAAAACATTCGTCTCTTTGAGAAGCAACTGAATATGGAATCAGAAGTTAAAAGCAAGCTATCGGACACTTACGAGGTCTTTGCTCGTGACAGTATCGTTTCAAGTAAGCTGGCCAGCAAGTCACTACATGACTATGAGATTCAGGTTGATATTGATGAAAAGGCTATGAATTTTGTGAAGCGATTGGAACGTGAGTATGCCAAAGGTACGGTTGGAAATGCCATCATCACAGGACCTTCTGGTGTTGGTAAGAGTCATCTGACCTATGGATTAGCTCGGTTTCTCAATGAGCAGTTCAAGTCTTATGATGAACCTAAAAGCGTGCTCTTTGTGTCAGTCGTTACTTTATTTGATAAGATTCGTGAAAGCTTTGAGTTTGATAATGGCTATTCAGAAGCGAAGATGGTCAAGCTATTGTCTGAGGTTGATTTTCTGTTTCTGGATGACTTAGGCAAAGAGAGTCGCAAGGCTGATACAAAGCGGAATGAGTGGGCGCATCAGATATTGTTCAAGATCCTGGATAATCGGACAAATACGATTATAAACACGAATTTGAGTAGCGAAGAGATTAAAGAGCTTTACTCGGATGATTTTGGGAATGGTGCTTTATCAAGTCGTATCTTCGAGGGAGCAACTGGCAGATGCTTTGTGTATCCGTCTGGGATGAAGGATAGGAGGTATTGATGTTAAATCTCTACTTTATTTACAACGGACACCGCAAGATACTCATTGGGAGTTTTGGGCACATACATAGCGCAATCAATGAATTAAAGCAACATCAAGCCAGCTACTCTGCTGTTAACAATCCACGCTTTCGGAAAAGCATGAGTGGAGAAAATATCAGGATTGACTACGGAGCAGTTGACTGCTACTACTTGATTACGAAGAAAAGAGAGGAAATGAATGGCTAGAGATATTTTAACCGATTTAGCATTTGAAAACTTATACAAAGCTGTATCACTTCCATATTGGAAAGAATCTGATGAAGTAATCCTTGTTAGCTTAGCCAACATGGAACAAATAGAGTCGGATGAAAGATACCGCTTAACTGAAAATTGCAGATTCTTTGGCGACCGAATTTGTATCTTCTGCGAACAGATAAAGAAAAATAATTACATTACGCTACCTAAATCTAAGTTAGAAAAAATTATTCAGACAATGGAATCATTTAAAGAAGTGGAGGAAAAGTGAGATGAATACAAAAATGAATTTGGAAGAAAAGGTTCAACAGTGGTTTGTTGACAGAAATCTACATGAAGCAAATCCTGTCAAACAGTTCTTGAAGTTGATGGAAGAATCAGGAGAACTGTTTGAAGGCATCGCAAAAGATAAATCTGAACTGATCTATGATGCGCTTGGTGATATTCAAGTCGTATTGATTGGACTTGATCAACAAATTAAGAACGGTGCTCAGATTTCAGCGAATCAACAGGAACTCGAATTGCTGCTGATGGTTTCCAGTCTGGGTAATATCGCTCAGAAGCTATACGCCCATATCTGTCATAACGAGACACAGATTCCTTTAATCAAATCAGACTTGATGTTTCTTGACAGTGTGGTTAGTACAGTTTCATTTTGTAATGGAACTACAGCTGAAAGTTGCTTAGAAGAAGCTTATGAGGTCATCAAAGACCGCAAAGGTAAGATGATTGACGGTGTCTTTGTCAAAGAGGAGGATTTATAAAATGAAAAAACTAGGAATTATTTTAGGGTTTGCATTTGTAATCGTTGCATCACCGTTCGTGGTTCAGTATGGATGGAATGAAATTATCACAACAATCATTCCAGTTGGTAAAATTACAGTCTGGCAAGCGTTCGGTATGGATGTGCTACTATCTTTCATTTTCCCTGTGTCGTCTAGAAAAAAAATATCTGAAGAGGAATATTTATATTCTATAAAGAGTAGTATTTCAAAAATTATTACATTTGCATTCTTGATATGGTTAGCTAGTTTGTTTATTTAAGGAGTGTTAGCATGATACCAAAATTTAGAGGATTATCCATTGACGAAAACAGCAAAGGAGAATGGCAATACGGACATTTAATTGAAGATAGAGGAAGAGCATTTATTATCAACGAAGTTGTAGAAGCTAACGAACAATACATTACTATAGGTTCTTGGTGTCCTGTAAATATAGAATCAGTAGGACGTTTCACAGGGATGTTTGACAAAAATTTACGGGAGATATATGAGAAAGATATTTTGGGCACAAAAGATGGTTTGTTGAATGGATTTATCGAATACAGAGAAGATTTAGGAATGTTTGTAAATAGCTTGATTCGATACAATAATTTTGAACGATTGTGTAGTGTGGCTAGCGATAGAGAAATCATCGGCAACGTCTACGAAAATCAGGAACTTTTGGAGGTCGAGGAGTGAGATATTTTAAAATTCTATGTGTTGTTTTACTCGCATCCTTACTCATAGCATGTCACCAGATTTCAAGTGGGACGGTGGTAGATAAGTACATTGATGAACCTCATACAACGTTCATACCTGTTATGACAGGTAAAAGTTCGGTACTTGTGCCAACAAGAACAAAAAGAAGATATATTCTGGTCGTTTCTGGATATGTAGGAAATGAGCACGTTGAAGAAAGTTTTGAAGTGACAGCTAATGAATACAAGCACTATGAAATTGGTAATACTTTCATACAAGATGCCGTTTTAGAAAATGAAGAAGGAAATAGGAAATGATCAATAATGTTGTGTTAGTAGGTCGCTTGACTCGTGATCCTGAGTTACGACACACGCCATCAAATGTGGCTGTTGCGACTTTCAGTTTGGCAGTGAATCGAAATTTTAAGAATCAGGCAGGTGATCGTGAAGCTGATTTTATCAGTTGCATCATGTGGCGTCAGCAAGCTGAAAACTTTGCAAATTGGCTTAAAAAAGGTGCTCTTGTAGGAATCACAGGTCGCATTCAGAGTCGTAGCTATGATAATCAGCAAGGACAACGTGTCTATGTGACGGAAGTTGTAGCTGAAAGCTTTCAGATTTTGGAAAAGCGAGATAAGACTGCGGACCATTCGAGTATGGAAAATCAGATGCCACCAAGTTTTGGAGCAAGTGATCCGATGGATATTCCAGATGATGGATTGCCATTTTAAGGAGGTGGAGTGATGGAACGACCTAAACGATACCCATCTGGAAACTTCATTCCTGAATTGATTGAAGATGAAGATATTATCTTTAATAAAGATAGTGAATATCACAAGCAGAAGAAAAAAGAAAAGAAAAATCCTATTTTTAAAAGAAATAAGTCCAAAAATAGATGGGCGCTTTGAGGAGGTCACAGATTGAAAGGCACAAAGGATTTTATTCTAGCTATCGAAAATATAAAAATCGATATTTTAAAAACATCCGATGACCTAAACGGTTATGAGTTAAGCGATATCAAGAAACACGCAAGGGATCTATACGAGTGCCTAGTATGGTTGCAGTATGCTGCGGAGGAGAATGAAAATTGAAACGATTTATCGCAATCTGGATATTATTGTCTGCTGGATTGAATGTCTGGCAGAGTATCCATATTAAGAAATTAGAAGAAAAGCGCCCAATTATCGTTTATAAAGCTGATAATCAAGGCGCAGAAATCAAAGGCAGAGTCGTCCATAAGGAGAAGATTGGCGACCTGTACACGATCACAGTACAAAATTACGGAGTATTCGTAGTTACTCAAACAAACTATGAATCTCTCAAAATAGGAGATGAGGTAAGATTGTAATGACAAAGTACAAGAAACTAACTTACATCATCATTCAGGAAGCAATGGCAGGCTACATTCATGAAATCTAATACCAGAAAATGGAGAGCAAGATGAATAGAAGGATTAAGAAGAAGAAAGCTAAGCAACTTGCTCAGAAGAAACAACTAGAATTAGAAAATAAGCTTATAAAGTTAAGTCAGGAAGAAATTGAAGTTTTATCTAGAATGATTAAGCAGATAGTTTCTGACATCAGTAAGGCTTTTTCTAAAATGTTCGATAGCTTATTTAATTATTTAGAAAATTCGGAGGTAAAATTTGAAGAAATTGAGCGACGAAGACCTCAAAACATTAGACAGAGAACTTTTCAAATTCCAAAACATTCAACGTACAATAGATTTGAGAAGGCTAGAATTAGAAACTCGAAACCCAGATGCTCAGAGTGGTCCTATCGTAGGAATAAGCAAGCCTACCGAAACTATCGCAATCAGAATCGCAGATGATCCAACTTTGAAATTTCTCGAAGGGTTCAAAGCTATTATTAACAAACTCCTGATCAATCTAGTTGATGAAGATAAGGAAATCTTTAATCTGCGCTGGAGATATCCTCAACTGAGATGGGAAGAAATAGCAGAACAGAAATTCATGAGCAAAGCTACAATCTATCGACGTAGAAGGATTATCCTAGAGCAGTACGCTATACTGAAAGGTGAGTTGTAAATAAGATTGAGACAAAAGACATCTTGAAGTCTCACAAAAAAAGGTTTATCATGATAGCATGAACTTCTGAAACAAAAACACATATCACACTTGAGGAGTCATCCTTAATTCTAGTCAAAAAGTTGTCCAACAGAAGCATCATCAAGAGTCAGCAAACGCTGGCTTTTTGTTTTATAGAAAGGAGGTAAAACATGGAATATGTATCACCGATAAAAGACAGCGATGACATCCAGGCCATGAAAGACTATTTGAAAGAATGGAATGAGATGTATTACATGTTATTCATCACTGGTCTGAATACAGGCTTGCGTGTAGGTGACATCCTCACACTCAAAGTCAAAGATGTCCAAGGCTGGCACATCAAACTGAGAGAACGTAAGACTGGCAAGCAGATAACTAGACGAATGACAAAAGAACTAAAAAAAGAAATGAGAAGATATGTTGAAGGTAAACCATTTCATCACTTCTTATTCAAGAGTAGACAAGGACAAAATAAAGCGATCACTCGTGAGCGAGCTTATCAAATCATTCATGAAGCAGCTGAAGAGCTAGGGATTGATAACGTAGGAACTCACACAATGCGCAAAACATTTGGTTATAAATATTACAATAAGACAAAGGACGTAGGAACATTACAGAAGATGTTCAATCACTCATCACCAGCAATCACGCTTAGATACATAGGAATTGAGCAAGCGGAGCTTGATGATGCGCTACGGAACTTTGTCATTTAATTTTTTTGGATATTACTTTCACATAATGAGTTAAGCATAAACTGAAAAAATGAAACGCTTTAAAACCTATGATTAGTAAGGGTTTGAGATTTAGAGTGAGTTTAACAAAATATAAGATATGTGAAGCTGAGAGAGAAAAACGAAGTATAAAGAGGTAACAGAATGGATACAAAATTTAGAGCATGGGACGAAGAAAAACGAAAAATGTTTTACAGGGTCGTGGTAGGCAATTGCGACCAAAACGATGAAAACCGTAATTGTCCATTAGTCTACTATGAGGGCAGTGGATGGAAGCACTTTGAAGATTTGAAATACATCACTCAATCAACACGCACTTATGACAAAGAAGGCAGAGAAATTTTTGTAGGGGACGTTCTTCAAATTGATTTTGTAAAAGCTATTGTACGCTTTGGGAAATATCGCTACTATGAAGAAAAGAAAGTACTCTCTGGAAATGGTTTCTATCTTGAATGTCTAAATGTCGCGGACCCAGATTGTATTTCACCCTATGAGCCGGATGTATTAGATAAAGCTGAAATCATTGGAAACATTTTTGAGAATCCAACACTAGAATATCATTTTATAGGATTGAGACCAAAATAAAATTGAGACAAAAGACATCTTGAAGTCTCACGAAAAAGAGTTTATTATGGTAGCATAGATTTCTTGTATGAGAGGGGATAGGTCACTGACCTGTCCCTTTTAGTATTGAGAAAGGAGGTTTGAGATGTATAACAAACCTATCAGACCGACCTTGAAGTCTAAGAAGTGGGAGAAGTTCCGTGACAAGATAATGCGTAAGTACGATTATCTTTGTCAAGAAAGTTTGAGATATGGGATTTCAGTAGCAGCTGAAATGGTACATCATATCTTTCCTGTATCTAAATATCCTGAACTTGAATTCGTAGAGTGGAACTGTTTGCCACTAACAAATAAAAAACACAATACGTTTCATGATAGGGTAAACGACAAAGTGATCAATCAAGGATTATTTTGGCAGAGAAAACGAAAAAAAGAATTTGAGGAATTTTATGGATACCCCCCACCTCTTTAAAAATTATTTTTGGGCGATTGGGTACCGGTGAAGGGAACTTTTTCCAAGTCGGGGGCCTTCAAACAAAAAGGGGGTAAAAACTAAGCGATTGTGACGAAAGGAGGTAGTTTTTGGCTAAACCAATTACAGCAAAGTCGATTAAGTCAAAAGTGGTCAAGCAGATGAAAGACTTAGGCACTTATCGTAAAGAGTTCGAAATGATCATTGACATTTTTTCAGGCATGCTATATCAGTATCAGAAACTTGCTCAAGATTATGCTGATATGGGTTATCCAGTAACAGACACCTACGTCAACAAAGCTGGTGCAGAGAACGAGCGTAAAGTTCCAATCTTGACAGCGATGGAAATTTTGAGGAAAGACATTCTCAGTTACTCTAATCAGCTTATGATGAATCCGAAGTCCCTCGGTGAGGTAGTAGAACAAGAAGGTGAGTCAGTTCTTACTGAGGTCCTGAAGTTCAAAAACGAAATCAAGAAGAAGCGAGTGACTGCAGATGGGTAATCTTGATAAAGCGAAAGAGTATGCTCGGCACGTCATTTCTCACAGAGAGGAACATTGCGAGGAGAATATTCTTGCTGCTGAAAGGTTCATTCGTGATCTTGACAATCCCGAGTTTGAAATGGATGAGGAAATCGTTGATTTCGTTGTTCACTTTATTGAGAACACGATAGTCCACCAGCAGGGTGATGATATGCTTGCGGTATCTATCCGTAACAAGCCATTGCTCTTGCAACCGTGGCAACATTTCGTAGTAGTCAATCTGTTTGGTTTTTACTATAAGGGTACGAATGAGCGCAGGTTCAAAGAAGCGCTTATCATGCTTGCTCGGAAGAATGGGAAAACCTCGTTTACTGCTGCAATCGCACTTGCTTATCAGATATTAGACACAGATAGCGGTTCAAAATGCTACATCGTGGCCAACTCAGTCAAACAAGCGATGGAAGCCTTTGGATTCTTGAAGTTCAATGTTGAACGATGGAATGACAAGAACATCCGTATCAAGGACAACAACCAGGAACACTCAATCAGTGCTAACTTTGGTGATGAAGGTTCTTTCTTTATTCAAGCTCTGGCAAATGATGAGAGCCGTCTGGACGCTTTGAATGGAAACGTTGTTGTCATGGATGAAGCTCACACGATAAGGAACAGTAAGAAATATGGTCTTATGAAGAAAACAATGTCAGCATACCGAAACAGTATGCTTTTTGTTATCTCTACGGCTGGGGATATTCCTACAGGATTTCTTGCTAACCGTCTGAAATATTGTCAAAAGGTTCTCAAGCAATTGGTTAAGGATGATTCCTTGTTCATATTCATCTGCAAAGCTGACCAGACGACTGATGGAGACGTGGGCGATTACCTGGACGAGAATGTTCTTAAAAAAGCCAATCCTTCGTGGGGTGTGACGGTATCGCTCAAGGCTCTGAGAGAAGAAGCTGAGCAGGCTATGAATGATCCACAGACCAGAAATGAGTTTTTCAATAAAACTTTGAATGTCTTCACTAACTCAATGAACGCTTATTTCAATCCTGATGAATTCATTGCTTCAGACAGTCAATACGATTGGACCTTAGAAGACCTGGCACGTCTGCCTATCCAGTGGTATGGTGGAGCTGACTTGTCAAGGTTGCATGACTTGACCGCAGCTGCTCTTTATGGGGTTTACCATGATGGTGAGAAAGATGTTGATATTTGCATCACACACGCTTTCTTTCCTCGTGTAAACGCTCAAAAGAAAGCCAATGATGACGGGATTCCACTTTTTGGCTGGCAGTCTGATGGGTGGTTAACAATGAGCAATACTCCGACCGTACTCTATGATGATATTGTTAAATGGTTCATCAAGATGAGGGAGAAAGGGTTCAAGATTGCTGCTGTCGGAATGGATAGGAAGTTTGGCCGTGAGTTCCTGACGAAGATGAAACAAGCTCGCTTCAAGATGATTGACCAACCTCAGCTTTTTTATCTGAAATCAGAGGGGTTCAGAAGGATTGAATTCAAAGTTAAGAATAAAGAATTTTACTATCTTCATTCTGACGCTTACGAATACTGTGTGAGCAACGTTAGAGCAATTGAAAAGGTGGATGACGCTGTGCAATATGAAAAATTAGATGGTGACGGTGGTACTGCAAGGATTGACTTGTTTGATGCTAGCGTCTTTGCTTGTATTCAGGCTCTTGCTAATCTTGGTAAGAATCAGAATGTCATGAGCTTCTTTGATTAGAGAAAGGAGGTGAGGAAAGATGGGGCTTTTAGATAGGTTTTTGAAACGTGGTAAGAGTCGAAGTGGAACGAATGTTATTACTCATTCAGATTTTGGGCTTTATATCGACGGTGATAGCTATGTGCCTTTGGCTCGCAATCCTGATGTAATTGCTGCGGTCAATAAGATTGCTGATATGGTATCCAATATGACCATTCATTTGATGGAGAATACCGACAAAGGCGATGTCCGAATAAAAGACGGACTGGCTCGCAAGATTGATGTAAACCCATGCGACAATATGACTCGCAAAACTTGGATTTTCAAGATTGTGCGTGACCTATTGTTATTTGGTGATGGTAATTCAGTTCTTCATGTCGAATATGATCCTGTTAATGATTATATTTTGAACCTGAGACCATTCGCAATGAGCGAAGTATCGTTCAAGAGTGACGATGTTGGTTATGTTGTGAATTATCGTGGCATTGACTACAACTCAAACGAAATCGTGCACTTTGTAATCAATCCTGATCCAGACAATCCATTTGTAGGGACTGGATATAGGCTTGCTCTGAGGGATATTGTTAGGAATTTAAATCTTGCAACTCAAATTAAAAAAGGTTTTATGAGTGGCAAGAACGTTCCTAGCTTGATTGTTAAGGTTGATTCTTCGAGTGGGGAATTAGGAACACAAGAGGGACGTGACCAGGTCGCTAAGAAATATCTTAGCACGAGTCAAGCTGGTGAGCCGTGGATTATTCCTGATGCCTTGCTAGAGGTTGAACAGGTCAAGCCATTAAGTTTGAAAGATATTGCTATCAATGAATCTGTTGAAATTGACAAGAAAATAGTTGCTGGACTTTTGGGAGTGCCAGCTTTTATTTTGGGAGTTGGTAGCTTTGACAAAGAAGAATACAACAACTTTGTCAATACAACGATCATGAGCATTGCTACGACAATCACTCAGACCTTAACGAGAGACTTACTCGTTTCAAATAATCGGTATTTCAAACTTAATGCTCGCTCGCTTTATTCGTACGACATTACAGAGCTATCTTCAGTTGCTGAACAGATGACTAAAAGTATGGCAATGCGTCGAAACGAGTGGAGGGATTGGCTTGGAATGCCACCTGATCCTGATATGGATGAGCTCCTTGCTCTTGAGAACTATATCCCACAAGACAGACTTGGGGACCAGAAGAAACTGAAAGGGGGTGAGGAAGAGAATGAACAAACGGAATAGTTATCGTACTGCTCAGTTCAAAACACGAGAAGAAAGTGACACTGGTGATTTGATTTTGAGCGGGTACTTTATCAAGTTCGATGAAGTTACTGAATTATGGCCGGGTTACTTTGAGGTAATCAAACGTGAGGGTGTTGAAAAAGCTATCAAAGGAGCTGACATCAGGGCATTATTTAACCATGATGATAGTTTAGTGCTTGGTCGTACTGGTAACGGGACGGTCATTTTGGGAGTTGATGACATCGGTCTGTACGGTGACATCATTATCAATAAAGATGATCCGCAAGCTGTTGGAGCCTATGCTCGTGTTCAGCGTGGCGATGTAATTGGATGTAGCTTTGGTTTCATCCCAATCAAAATCAATACGGAAGAGCAAGCAGATGGTTCGTACCTGGACACTATCTTAGAATTAGAAATCTTTGAAGTGAGTCCATGTACTTTCCCAGCCTATCCGCAAACGGAAATTGCTGCACGACAGAAAGACTTTGAAAGTCAACAGCGTGCCAATCGTGAAGCGCTAGACAAGCGCAAGAAAGAAATTAAGGAGAAATTTAATCTATGAACAAATTATTGATTTTGGGCGCTCGTATGCGCAATAAAGCAGATGAAGTAGTAGAGCTTGAAAAATCAATCAATGAATTGAACAAACGCTCTGAGCTTGAAGCTGCTAAATTGGAACAAGCTGGAAATGATGACGAAGTTTCAGCGGTTGAAAAGAACCTGGAAGATATCCAAAAAGAATTGGAAGATAAATTGGCAGAAAAAGAACAACTTGAAAAAGAAATCGAAGATTTGCAAAATCAAGTTGAAGAATTTAATCGTAAAGCACCGACTTACCCAAGTCAAGAAAAACGTGGAGGACAAAAATTGGAACAACGTGACGCAATTGCTAAATACATTCGTACTGGTCAAACTCGTGACATCGCAGGCTTGAAAACTACTGATTCAGGAAGCGCAGCTCTAATCCCTACTGAAGTTTTGAAACCTCATTTTGTTAACAAAACACGTAATCCACTTTTGGATCTTGTGGAACGTGTGAAAGTTAACAGTGGATCTGGTAAATATCCAGTTATCAAGAAGACGGATGGTGTAATGGTTTCAACAGAGGAATTGAAATCAAATCCAGAACTCGGAAAACCAGCAATCAGCGAGATTGATTATTCAATCAAGACTTACCGTGGATATGTCCCTGTGTCACAAGAAATGATTGACGACGCAGACTATGACATCATGACCATTGTTGAAAACGAAGTGTTCAATCAAGGTGAAAACACTGAATTGTCATTAGTTACAGCTGTCCTCAAAACAGCTACCCAAGCAGATGCTGCTGGATTTGATGGTATTAAAGATATCTACAACAAGAAGCTTAAATCAATTTATAAAGCAAGTATTGTTGTAACTAAGTCAATGTTTGCCGCACTTGACAAGGTGAAAGACAAAGATGGGCGCTACATGCTTCAAACTGATGTAGCTTCACCTACTGGCTATTCATTTGGTGGGAAAACAATCTACAAAGTAGATGACACAGTATTTGGAAACGAAGGAGACATGAAATTCTTCATCGGAGATGTCACTGAGTTCGTCAAAGAGTTTGACCGTGCTCAAGTATCCGTTAAATGGGTAAACAATGACATTTACGGACAATTGCTTGGGCTTTTTATCCGTTTGGATATTAAAAAAGCAGATGAAGAAGCTGGATTCTTCGGAACCTACACTGATGTTGTAGCTTAAGGGGGTAGCGTATGAGCTATAAAGTAATCCGTCCTTTCAAGGACTTGACTGATCCTGAAAATCATAACTATGCTGTTGGCGATATCTTTCCTCGTGAGGGATATAAGCCAACAGATAGCTTTACAAACGGCCTTTTGACTGGTGCCAACACTGCTGGTTCCATCTTCCTTGACGTTTTGGGAGATGATGAACCTAAAAAGCCAGCTCCTGAAACCAAAGAAGCGAAAGAAGAGCCCGCAGTTGAGCAGGAAGAAACAGTTGATGAAACTGCTGAAGAGCCTGCTGAGGAAGTCGAGGAGTAAACATGAACGAAGGTCAGCTTTTAGAGTTGCTGAAGCTTAAGTTGGGTATTTCAACCGACTTGAGAGACAAGCCGTTAAAAAAAATCATTTCAAGTGTCGTCACTGAATTGACCGATAACCTCGGTATCGAGCTTGTTGGTGAGCGTGCTGACCATGAAATGTTTATCGTTGACTATGCTGCCTATCGCTATGAGGGTGGGGTGGATATGCCACGTCACCTTCAGTGGCGATTGCATAATTTACAGATAGCATCAAAGAAAGAGGTCAAGAATGTGGAATCATGAAATCAAACTGATCTCTAAAAAAGTCACAGGTAAGGACAAGTTACTACAACCAATCTCTGAAGATGTTGAAGTTACTCTCTTATGTCGCAAAAAGAGGGTTACTCGCTCTGAATTTTATCAAGCAAATCAGGCAGGTCTAAAACCGAGCTTGGTCGTTGAGATTCGAAATTTTGAGTATGAGAATCAGGAGTTTGCGAAATTTGAAGGCAAGCAATATCGTATCTTGAAAACCTATCCTATCGATTCTGAAATTTTAGAGTTGACTTTGTCAGAGGTCTTGAAATGAGTAATGACCTTGCTGATTTGATAGCGAAAGAGCTTGCAGCTTACTCTGATGAGATTACTGAAGAAGTGGATAAGATTGCAGAGCAAGTGGCTGATGAGACTGTGGATGAGTTGAAAGAGACAAGTCCGAAACGGTACGGAAAGTATCGTAGAAGTTGGAAAAAGAAGAAGTTGGCCAATGGCTCTTTTGTTGTCTTCAACGCAGTTGCAAGTCTTACTCACATACTTGAGAACGGGCACCTTTCAAGAAATGGTGGTCGTGTCGCTGGTATCGTCCACATCAAGCCAGCTGAAGAAAAAGCAATTCAGAACTTTGAGAAGCGTATCAAGGAGATTGGGAAATGAAGCTATCAGACTTTGCTGTTATTTTGGAACAGGCAAACTTACCTGTCACTTATCGAGCGTTTAAAACTGGGAACGCTCCTGACCTACCTTACCTGGTCTATTATGAATCAAGTCCAGTCATCAATGCAGCTGACAACACGGTTAATCATCAGATTAAGAGCGTGACAGTTGAGCTGGCTTTTGAGAGTAAGGATGAAGATTTAGAAGAACGTCTGGAAGAGCTGTGGACAACCCACGAGCTCTTTTTCGATGTTCAAGAAGAAACATTTATCGAGACTGAAAGACTCTATGTCAAGTCTTATACAGTCTATCTATACTAAGGAGGAATGACATGACTCAAGAAAACAAAGTAACCTTTGGTTTAAAAAATGTTCACGTTGCGCCAATCAAATCAATTGGTGCAGATGGAGTGATTGCTTACGATGAAATTTTCCGCTTTCCTGGGGCAATGGAATTGACATTGGATCCAAAGGGTGAATCAACACCAATCAAAGCAGATGATATCGATTATCACTTCATGAATTCAAATGAAGGATATGAAGGGAAATTCAAAATTTCTCACATTATTGAAATGTTTGCGACTAAGATTTTGGGTGAAATCAAAGATGCTCAGACGGGTGTTTTGACTGAAAAAGCTGATGCAGAATTCACATCATTTGCCTTGATGTTTGAATTTTCAGGGGACAAGAACAAAACACGTCATGTTCTTTACTATTGTTCAGCAAGCCGTCCAGGAAATGGCTCAAAAACCAAGAACGGTACAAATGTCAATGAGCGTGAACTTGGCTTTAAAGCAAGTCCTCGTCCTCTTGATTCAGTTGTTAAACGTTCTATCACATCAGCTGATAGTAAGGAAATCTATGACAACTGGTTCAAGAAAGTGTATGAACCTACTACAGTGGCAGGTTAAGGAGAAAATCTATGCGCAAAATCGTTTTGGTTGGTGATCAGGAGTATGAGTTAGGGACCAACGGCTATACTCCTATCGCTTACAAACAACAATTTGGAAAAGATTATTTTCAAGATTTGTTCTCGATGTTGAAAAATCAATCATTCATGAATGAATTGAACAAGCTTGAAACCGACAAGGAGTTGACAGCGACTAATATTGATATTTCGATGTTGTCAGATTTTGACATGACCTTTTTCAACCGTCTTTTTTGGACCTTTGCTAAATCTGCAAATCCTCAAATCAAGCCTTATGAACAATTCTTCATGGAAATGGAAGTCTTTCCGATTCAGGAAGTTGGGCCTGTATTGATGGAAATGCTGAATGCGAGCATGACGACAAAAAAGCACCAGATGAATCAGAATCAGCTAGCGAAGAAATCTTCACAGTAGAATCCTATCTGTCCTGCTGTAAAGAAACTGGTCTGTCTATTGATGATCTAAAGCACATATCAATCGGAATGGCTCTAGATTATCAGACGGATTATGTGAATTTACGGAGCGAGGACAAAGGTGGTGAACGGAAAGCCACGCAAGCTGATTTTGACAGTTTTTAAATAAAAAAATGAGTGCTGAGAGAGCGATTCTGAGACCAAGTTCCTTGATATGACTGCATTATCAGTCGTAGAAATTCTCTCAGCGCTTTTCTATTTTTTTGAGAAAGGAGGAAATATGGCAGGAAATATCAAAGGTATCAAAATTGAAATTGATGGCGACACACAACCCTTACAGAAGGCGCTGAAAAATGTCAATAAGGCTGCTACTGATGCAACTCAGGAGTTGAGACAGATTGACAAGGCCTTGAAGTTTGATACAGGAAACGTAACGCTCCTGACTCAGAAGCAAGAAGTCTTGCAAAAGCAAGTTTCGACGACCAAAGAGAAACTGGAAACGTTGAGACAAGCTCAGTCTCAGGTGGAACAGCAATTCAAAAATGGTGATATCGGTGCTGATCAGTACCGTGCTTTTCAACGTGAAGTTGAAACTACCAAGAATGTCCTTAAAGGTTACGAAGGCAAACTTGCAAATGTGAACCAGGCGCTTGCTGAGAATGGGAGTGCTACTCAGAACAACAAGAACCAATTAAAAGAACTACAAAATGAGCAGAAGCAACTGGCTAGCGAGAATGAAAAAGTAGTCAGTTCATTCAAATTGCAAGAAAGTCAGTTAGGAGCTAACGCAAGTGAAGCTGACAAATTGGCGCTAGCTGAGAAAAGGATTGGAGCTCAATCTGATATTGTTTCTCGGCAGATTGAAAACCTAGAAAAGCAATTAGCTCTTACAAAGCAAGAGTATGGTGAAAATTCAGCTGAAGCCAATAAAATGGAAACACAGTTGAATCAAGCTAAAACAGCTTACTCAAATCTCTCTCAAGAGATGAGCAACCTTGGGAACGCTGGTAAACAAGCAAGCGGCTCTCTTAGCGAAACAAACAACCTCTTAAAAGCTGAATTACTCAATCAATTTTCCGAAAAACTTTCCGAAATCAGTCAAAAGTTAGTTGATTTCGGAAAGAGTGCTTTGGAAGCTTTTCGTCAAGTTGATGAAGGTATGGACACCATCGTCACAAAAACTGGTGCGACTGGCGATGGCTTGAAAGAAATGCAAGATATTGCTTCAGGTATCGCAACAACTATCCCAACTGACTTCAGCAAAGCTGGTGAAGCAGTCGGAGAGGTCAACACACAGTTTGGATTAACCGGTGATGCTCTCAAAGATGTTTCCATAGAGATGATTAAGTTCGCTGAAATCAATGGTACAGACATCACCAATTCAACCATTTCAGCAAGCAAAGCATTGGAAGCTTATGAACTATCAACCAGTGATTTAGCGAAGGTTTTAGACTCTACAACCTACACAGCTCAATCAACTGGTGTTTCAGTTGATGATTTGATGAAAAAAGCCATCGAAGGAGCACCACAGATTAAAATGCTAGGTCTCTCATTCGAGGAAGGTGTAGCATTGCTCGGACAATTCGAAACGAGTGGTGTAGATGCTTCAAGTGCTTTGTCAGGGTTAACAAAGGCAGCAGGCTCATACGCTAAACAAGGGAAGACTCTGAAAGAAGGCCTTGTCGAAACAATCGATAAGATAAAGAATACGACTAGCGAAACTGAAGCAATGGGTCTCGCTATGGAAATTTTTGGTGCTAAGAAAGCACCTCAAATGATTGATGCAATCAAGCGTGGTTCTTTTGACTTCCAGTCATTCGCCGAATCTGCTGAATACTCAGTAGGAGCAGTTTCTAAGACATTCGAAGCTACTCTAGATCCAATTGATAAATTCAAGACTGCACAAAACTCAGTTACGCTAGCAATGTCCGAACTGGGAGCAGCAATAGCTGAAACTCTAGCACCTATTTTTGAAGTGTTAGGAAACATGGTCAAAGACATAGCAGAATGGTTCAGTGGTCTACCTGGACCCGTTAAAGAATTTATCGTGATTTTGGGAGTGGTAGTCACAGTTGCTGGCATTTTAGTCCCGATATTCTTAACCTTGCAAGCAGCAGCAGTCGCGCTTGGAACATCCATCGGAGCGATGATTGCAGCAGCTGCACCTATAATCGGTATTGCTGCTTTAATTGTTGCCGCCATTGCAGCAGTCGTAATTGGAATCAAGTATTTATGGGACACAAACGAGGGATTCCGAGATGGAGTCATGACAGTCTGGAATGCCATTCTGGAAGTCATTAACAAAGTTGTAAGTGAAGTTTCTGACTTTATTATGAGCATGTTTGGAGTGGTTGTCAATTGGTGGACCGAAAACCAAGAGCTTATACGATCTAGTGCAGAAACAGTCTGGAATGCTATCCAAACCGTAATTGATGCAGTCATGACAGTCTTAGGTCCATTAATCGAAGGCGCATGGGCGAATATCCAACTGGTCATCACAACCGCTTGGGAAGTCATCAAGACTGTAGTTGAAACTGCAATCAATGTTGTTTTAGGCATCATCAAGGCAGTCATGCAGATCATCACAGGTGACTGGTCAGGAGCATGGGAAACAATCAAGGGAGTGTTCTCAACTGTATGGAATGCTATCCAAAATGTTGTTCAGACCATCTTCACAGCTATCCAATCGTACATTTCAAATACGATAAACGCCATTTCAAGTACAATTTCAAATGTATGGAATGGAATTTCAAGTACAATTTCAAATGTATTAAATGGTATTTCAAACACTGTTTCAAATGTTTGGACAGGAATCAAGAATTCAATCGGGAATGCTATAAACGGAGCTAAAGACCTTGTAAGCTCTGCAATAAGTGCGATTAAAGGTCTGTTTAATTTTAGTGTTAGTTGGCCACATATTCCACTACCTCATTTTTCAGTAAGTGGTTCAGCAAATCCATTGGATTGGTTGAGTCAAGGTGTGCCAAGCATCAGTATTGAGTGGTATGCTAAAGGCGGTATCATGACGAAACCGACCATTTTTGGAATGAATGGCAATAGCCTTATGGTTGGTGGTGAAGCTGGTAACGAAGCAGTATTGCCACTTAATGATCAAACGCTTGGTGCTATCGGTCGAGGTATTGCTCAGACAATGGGTGGAACTTCACCGACCATCAATATTACTATTACTGGTAATACTGTCAGAGAAGAAGCTGACATCATTCGTATTGCTGACGAAGTAGCTCAGAGAATTGCTGATGAAATCCAACGTAGAAGCCAATTGAGAGGAGGTATGGCATGATAAAACATAATGAACTTGTGATTGACGGTGTAAGAACATCGTCTTTTCCATTTAAGGTCATCGTCCATGATTCTCCCTCGGTTGCATTAGGAGAAGGCAAAACAGCTCTTCTTGAGCACGGTGGAATTAGTGGAGCAATCGTACAAACCAACAAACACAGAGGTCTTGTAAAGAAGACTTACTCAATCTATCTTGTAAGACCTACTGAAGAACAGATGAATCAGTTCATGAGCCTGTTTATTCGTGAAAAATTCTGGCTAGAGAATGAGCAAGTTAAGACAACTAAGTTATGGTGCTACAAAGTCAGTGCAACAGAATTAGACCAAGTCAAACCTGGTCTTTATATGACTAAGGCAACTTTTACTTGTCATCCAACCAAGTTTTTCAAAACAAGTGACACGCAAACTTTAACAAAAAGCGGGACTTTGACCGTTCAAGGTTCTGCTCTTGCCTTTCCTAAAATTACAATCGTTGGTCAGAGTACTTCTGAAACTTCATTTACGATTGCTGGACAAGTCATCAGACTTGAAAACCTAACAGAATCGCTTGTGATGGTCAATAATCCTGACAATCCAAGTTTTAAAACAACAACAGGGAAGCCAGTCAAATGGTCAGGGGATTTTATCACAGTTGATCCAGCGAAAGTGAAGAATGTTGGGGTTGTTCTAGGTCAAGGTATTCAATCGCTTGAAATTGAGACGGTTTGGGGGTGGGCATAATTGCTTTATCTACTTAATAAAGATGTGAGAACCGTTCGGTGGAACGGGGAGCCACTTCATGAAGCAACTTCGGCGATTGTTAAAGAGACTATGAATGGCGATTTCACCTTAACTGTGAAATATCCTATTTCTGACTCGGGTATTTATCAACTTATTCAAGAAGATATGTTGATAAAAGCGCCGACTCCTGTTCTTGGTGCGCAGCTATTTCGCATTAAGAAACCTATTGAACAAAATGATCATCTGGAAATCACAGCCTATCACATTTCAGACGATGTGATGCAACGTTCTATCACACCAATAAGTGTGACTAGTCAGAGCTGTGGCATGGCTCTTTCTCGCATGGTTCAAAACACCAAAACCGCTTTGGGAGATTTTTCTTTCAATAGCGATATCCAGGATCGTAGGACATTCAACACGACTGAAACAGAAACTCTGTACTCTGTATTGCTTGATGGCAAGCATAGCATTGTCGGAACGTGGGAAGGCGAGCTAGTTCGTGATAACTTTGCGATGACTGTAAAGAAGAATCGTGGTGAGAATCGTGGTGTTGTTATTACAACGCACAAAAATCTGAAGGACTACCAACGCACAAAAAACAGTCAGAATGTTGTTACAAGAATCCATGCCAAGTCAACTTTCAAGCCTGAAGGTGCTGAAAAAGAAACGACTATCAGAGTGACTGTTGATAGTCCTCTTATCAACTCATATCCTTATATCAATGAAAAAGAGTATGAGAACAACAATGCTAAAACTGTTGAAGAGTTGCAGAAGTGGGCACAGTCTAAGTTCTCAAATGAGGGAATTGACAAGGTCTCTGATGCTATCAAGATTGAAGCTTATGAACTTGATGGGCAAGTGGTCCATATGGGCGACACGGTCAATCTCAAGAGTTGGAAGCATAATGTCGATGCATTCAAGAAAGCTATTGCTTATGAGTTCGATGCCTTAAAAGAAGAGTACATCTCTCTGACTTTCGACGATAAGGCAGGCACTGGTGGTTCTAGAGCTTCTGGTGGGCTATCTAGCGCAGCCGATGCAATTCTTGGAGTGACAGAATCAGCTCAAGAAATTGCCCTTGTAAAAGCTCTTCAAAATGCAGACTTAGATTTTGATCACAAAGCTGGATTGTTAAGACAAGATATTCTAGACGGCATCGAACAAGCCAAGGCTAAGGCCGAGCAAAACAAACGTGATTTATTCGAAGAAATCGACAATCGATTCTCAGGATTCGATAGCAGCATGAACGAGAAGCTTGAAGACCAACGAACCAAAATAGAAGAAATTCGTGCTATTGGTTCAACAGTTACTCAGACGGCAGAAGAAGCTTTAGAAGAAGCCAGAAGTGCTCTTGAGTCTGCTAATACTTCTAAAGATTTGTCCAATTCAAACTTTGCCAAAATTGATCAGATTACTGACAGAATCAAAACGCTTGTGACTAAACAAGAAGTTGACCCTCTGACAGATAGGTTGAGAATTGCTGAAAGCAGAATCGAAGTTCAAGCTGGCCAGATTATCGAGAAATTGTCTCGTACTGATTTTGATAGATTGGCCAATGATAGAGGTTTTCAAACTGCAACCCAAGTCCAGAACACAGTCAAACATTCGGTTGACGGATTCCAAAGGACCATCTCACGTATTGAAACCAAACTGAGAGATATTATTAGAAATGATAATCTATTGCAGAATTCATCCATAATTCCAGTGGGGGACTCCTTGAATGGAACTTGGGGACTGAGTATGTCAGGTGGTAACGGTCGAACAGAGGTTATTGAGTTAAGAGATGCACCGCACTCTGTAATCAAAAAAGGCATTCGTGTCGTTAATAATACAAATGGTGGAAATAAAGACATCGCTCAAAAAATAAATTTAGTTATTGGTGAGAAATATACCATGTCGTGCTGGGCAAGGGTTTCATCAATAAGTACAACTCAAAACGTGAATCTTTTAATACGCTCTTGGACCACCAATGATAATAATCGTAAATTATTCAAAACTATCTCTAACAAAGATTGGGTTCGATATCAATTCACATTCACAGCAGATACAGTATCTAACTCAATACAATTCGGTCAGAGTGGAAGTGGTAGCATTGAAATCTGCGGTATGAAACTTGAGCATTCTGACCGCATGACAGACTACGATGTTAACTCTTCTGAAATTGTGAGTGTTGTAGAGTTTAACGATGTACGAGATACCGTATCATCACACACTCAAACCTTGCAACGACAAGACCAAGCGATTTCACAAGTTATTCAGACCGCTGACGGTCTAGTTAGTCGTGTATCTAATTTCTTGGATGACTTTAACCTGGTATATGATCCAACAAACTTCAGCAAGTGGACAAAGAAGCAACCTGAAGCGAATGTGATCGAGGTTCAAGCTGATACTAGATTGCTACGAATTACCACTACTGGTAAAAACCAAGCAGTCTATCACGGTTTCGCATTGCCACTTAATACCTCAACCTTTACAAAGGGAGAGAAGCTCAGCTATCGCATGGAAGTATGGGTGGATGTCTTACCAGATGGACCTCTAGGAATTGAGCTATGGGCTTCTGACGGTGGACTTGCATCTGATAGAGTCTATCTCACAAAAACAGGAACTCAAATCATCACAGGTACGATGACGGTCCAGAAATCATCGACTAAAACAAGAGAATTCCCTCTCGAAATTTGGTTAATGAAAAACGGGCAAGTTGCCATCGGTCAGGTATCGCTTATTAGAGGTGACAAACCTCCTAAACGCTTCAGTGATAACACATCTACACAGGATGTTGTTACACAAACTCAAGTATCACAGCTACGTGACTCGTACGCTATCCAAACCCTTACTGGACCTGGAGCGATATCTTCTCAAATCAATCTGAATAGCAATAACATTCTGATTGAAGCTGCTAAAATTCGTCTAAAAGGTAGAACACTTCTAGATGAAATCACAGCTATCGATGGTTACTTTAAGCGTTTATTCGTAGGAGATGCCAGAGTAGGTACGTTGAATGCGGATATTATTCGCTCGAATTCGATTTCAGCAGACAAATTGATATTTGATACTGCTCTAGCTAAGAAGCTTGTAGCTAGTGATGTATTCACGGACACTTTAGCAGCTAAAACAGCCTTCATCAATAAGCTACGTTCAGTAGTGGTATCAGCAACCTTACTTGAAGGTTATAAGGGTAAGATTGGCGGTTTCCAAATCGGTACTCACGACAAAGACCCAAATAGTTATTGGCTAACTGGTCAAAATCAATTTAAAGTTGGCATGGGAAGCGGTAATGGTCGTTGGGGCCAAACAGCTCTTTGGGTTAACTGGGGAAATGATTGGGGGCAACCTGGTGACACAGCATGGTATGTCAAAAACAACGGAGAGATGTATTGCTACAATCAAGCTCATTTTTGGAATACACCTATTATTCACGGGAACTTGAAAGTCAGCGGAAATATTTATTATATAACGGACGATAACACGAAAGAAGGTGGCTATTGGATACACTCGCCATCATTTAAACGCATTCAAGAAAGCTCAGGATATATCTACCTGTACCGTTTCGACAATTCGTACTCATGGATACCCGTTAATAAAGAAATCTCTGACAGACGATATAAACATAACATTGAAGATAGTAAGGTGTCTGCTCTGGAAGTTATCAACCGTCTGAAAACTTACTCTTATCGTAAGGAATACGACGGGAAAATCGAGGATATTTCGTGTGGTATCATGGCGCAAGATGTACAGAAGTACGCTCCTGAAGCATTTTTGGAAAATCCAGATGGCGCTTATTCATATAGCAGTTTCGTACTCGTACCTTATTTAATTAAGGCTATTCAAGAACTCAATCAGAAATTGGAGAAAGTAAATGAAGGAAGAAATTAATCAATTAATCATCCAAAACTTAAGTGATGATATCGGACTAAAAGCAAGCGATGCAGCAACTTACAAGGCGCTGTATGAAATCACTCAAAAACAACTCAAGGAAATTTTAAACATCATTGATTCGAATGAAGAACTTAAAGCAAAACTTGAAGAAGTGAGAGGAGAAATGACAAATGGCAATCAATAACTACGAACTAGCAAGCAAGCCTTATACACGAGGTTTTGGCGACAATATCAAGACAGTGGTTGAAATCCGTCTGTCAGAAGGCAATCGGTACAGTGCGAACATGCGTGAGCTAACAGGAGACCGGACAAATGAACCGGAAGATGTCTTGATTCAAGATGTGCTGGATATCCTAAAATCCGAGCTAGATCCAGGAAGCGCCATTGTTAAAACACAGGCGCAACTTGAACAGGCCAATCAGAAGATTGCGCAAAATGAGAGTGAACAGAACAAGCTTGCAGCTCTTATTAAGCAGACTGAAGAGAATTCGAAGGTTAATCAGAAGGTCATTCATGTTCTTGTCTTGAACTCTGTCATGAGCAAGAATATCGAGTACGGTACGACTTATAAAGAATTGGTTGAGTTGATTCCACTAGCTGAAGTTGGTAAGACCTACTTACCACATGACCTAATTACCATTGAAGACCCTGAGCATGTAGAGGTTAACGGCGAAGGGAAACGCATCTTGGTTCAGCTTAATAAGGAATTTACTTATAATGGTGAACCTGTCAGCGCGTTTGTGACAAATGGTACCCTGGAACAAAACGGAACGGGTGTCGCTTGGAAATTTGAAGGGAAGGAATAGGAGAAATAAATGAAAATTGAATTGTTTAACTTTTTTAGAAGTCTAATCCAAACAGAAGATGGCTTGGTTTTGTACGCTCTTAGCCTAATTGTCATTATGGAAATTGTTGATTTTGTATCAGGGACATTTGCAGCAATTGCAAATCCAGAAATTGAATACAAGAGCAAGATTGGCATTAACGGCCTGATTCGAAAAGTTCTTGGGGTTCTCTTGTTAATGGTATTGATTCCGATGTCTGTCTTGCTACCTGAGAAGACAGGGTTCGCATTTCTATACTCGATTTACCTCGGATATTTACTTTTCACATTCCAGTCACTCATTGAAAATTATCGTAAGTTAAAAGGTAACGTGACCATCTTCCAACCCATCATTAAGGCATTTGAGCGATTGGCTGGTGACAAAAACGACAAGAACGAAGGAGAACAATAATGGATATTGATACAAGTAGGTACAGAGAAGGACTTCCACAAATTGGATATGATCCTTATCGTCAAATTCACGCTCATTCAACTGGAAATAAGAAATCAACTGCTCAAAATGAAGCAGACTACCATATGCGCAGACCTGTTGAATCAGGCTTTTTCTCACATGTTGTGGGAAATGGTCGAGTGATGCAAGTAGGGCCAGTAAATAATGGTGCTTATGACGTGGGCGGAGGCTGGAATTATGAAACCTATGCAGCAGTTGAGCTTATTGAAAGTCATTCAACAAAAGAAGAGTTCATGGAAGATTATCGTCTGTATATCGAATTACTTCGCAATCTAGCAGATGAAGCAGGTCTTCCAAAAACTCTTGACTCAGACGATTTAGAAGGTATTAAGTCGCATGAATACTGTACAAACAATCAACCTGACAATTATAGCGACCACGTTGATCCGTACCCTTATTTAGCAAGTTGGGGTATCAGTCGTAGTCAATTCAAATACGATATCGAAAACGGATTGGCAGTTGAAAAAGGTTGGAAAGAAAATTCTACCGGTTGGTGGTATGTCCACTCAGATGGCTCTTATCCAAAAGAAAAGTTTGAAAAAATCGATGGAACCTGGTACTATTTTGATGGTTCAGGATATATGCTAAAAGACAAGTGGAAAAAGCATTTAGATGGGAAATGGTACTATTTAGACCCTTCAGGAGCCATGGCTACTGGATGGAAGAAAATCGATGGCAAGTGGTATTACTTCGACAATGATGGAGCTATGAAGACTGGTTGGGTTAAGTATAAGGATGTTTGGTACTATCTCAATGCTAAAAACGGGGACATGGTATCTAACGCATTTGTCCAATCAGCAAACGGTAAAGGCTGGTATTACCTTAAACCAGATGGTTCACTTGCTGATAAGCCTGAATTCGTGGTTGAGCCAGAAGGGCTCATCACAACTAAATAAAAAACAGAAAGGCTTTCAAAATTTAATTACACTTGACCGCTGGCAATCGCTAGCGGTTTTTTGTTTGGCAATAATAAAAGCAGTGACCGAAATCACTGCTTATCAGCTGTAGCAAATTCATAAAGTTTTTCTGCTGTGAGAAGGGCCATTTTGTCCATGCTTGTTTTTCCTTTTCTAAGGTCAGAAACAGTAGTCCAAGGAACTCCAGCGCCTTGCGAAATAGCAGATGTAGACATCGAACTGTCTAATAATTCTTGAATAATTTTTCTCATACTTATTTGTCCTTTTTATTTTTTAGATAAATATATACATTGACTGCAATTATAAAAATAGCTATTGCACTAACCATTGCTTTTCCTCTTTTCATTTGATAAAATAGAGGTGTGAGGGGCTTTCGCCCCCACCTCTTAGCGTTTACCTTTTTCTTTTGCGGGATTCGGGTTTACGCTTTTTGTTTTGCCTTGCGACCGTTATAGCAGTCACCAGACTTGCGATAGCTGTTACTGTTTCAGGGATATTGTCTATCGCCTTCTCAAGTAACCTAAGCCAATCTTCTTTGTTCAACTTCCTCACCTCCTTTCCTTATCTTGATTATATTATATCACGGTACACCGAGAAAGTCAAGCGTTTTGATGAAGTTTTTTTAAATTTTTTCAAAAAAAAATAGACCTTGTCCAGAGGTCGGGGAGTTGGAGGGACACCCTCCAATGTAAACTATTAAAACTAAATTGTAGCCTTCTCAACTATACGGGCAAAGGTGAGTATGAAAATGAATACGAAGATGAATACGATTTAAAAAAATGACGAAAATCAACGGAAATGATTTTAAATAAAAATAATCAAAAACTCAACTATTGATAAGCAACAGAAAGCATTGAAAAACATTTGTCACTTATACCATAAATAGTACACAGCTTGCTAATCCTTTGAAACCAGTGGACTTATAGCGTGTTAAGCAAAAGTGAATACGA